ATATATATGAGTTTTTCATCTACGGTTTCTATTACTGGCACGCAAAAAGTAACTTTGCACGCTGATTGCAGAGATGTTTGTGGTATGTGCATGTTGTCGCCTTCTACTCCATCTTGGAGTAATAGCGACAACGCAGTGGCAACCATAACTCCGTCCGGAGATAATCTTTCTTGCGACGTAATAGCTGTTTCAGCTGGATTTACAGATGTCACTGTAACAATTAATTCTAGTTCAACAATCACTAGAGTCGTCGTGTCTGGACCTGTATTCAATTATATCAAAGTGAATGCTGACGATCCAGTTTCACAATAAGTGAAACTATATTAGTGTGTGAACCCATTCGTTACAGTACAGCAGTTTGAACAAGTGGTTGCCGAATATACAGGTAGCCCATACGCCGTGGCAATTGATAGTTGCACCGGCGCTTTGTTTTTAACCTGCAAATATCTTGAAGTCAAAGAAGTTACAATTCCAGCACGAACTTACGTATCCGTTCCTTGCTCTGTTATTCATGCTGGTGGAACTGTTGTCATGGAAGACGTTTCTTGGGCAGGAGCATATCAATTAAAGCCATATCCAATATGGGATTGTGCATGCCGTTTTACCAAAGATATGTACGTACCTGGAACATATCAATGTTTGTCATTCCAATACAAAAAGCATCTTCCTATTGGACGCGGTGGAATGATACTGACAGACAACATTGAAGCAGTGAAGTGGTTCAAATTAGCCCGATTTCACGGAAGGCATGAAGTTCCTTTGATGGAAGATACTCCGGCAATGGTCGGTTGGCATCTTTACATGGAACCAGAACGCGCGTCTCGTGGATTAACCTTAATGAGTAGTTACCCAAAACACAATGACGACCTCAATTTTGAATACCCCGACCTCAGAAAATTTGGCATCTACGATTCCCCACTTCTCTAGCGTTATATCCGCTGGTGAACGCATGGAAAGTCGATTAGAACTATTCTTCCAATCACTAATCAATCCAGGTGGATTAACTAATTGGCATGCAACTATTTTCATCCTAGAAGGCGAAAAGATTGAGAGTAAGTATCTCAAAGAAGTTGCCGAAATAGTTGAATATGAAAGAGACCCAAAATACAAACGTCCTTGGAATGTATCTCCACGATGGAGATGTCAACCAAAAAGCGATCTCTGTATTTGCGTAGATGCAGATGTCGTTGTATTGGATAAGTTTTCTCTTCTTTTAGATACTTGTGTTGATAAAGATGCGGTGTATGGCGTTCAGGCATGGCACAGTCCATTTTGGAATCACCATGAAAAAGGTTGGCAAAAGGTATTTGACTCCGTTGGACTGGCATTATCCGAATCAACAAACAAACAAGTATTCATGCCATGGTACGTCAACCATGGATTGATTGTTGTGCCATCAAAATATATGTCAGATATCAATGAGGCAATCAAGGAAGTTTCGTATAAAGTTTATGATGTGATACCTGGCTTATACTATTTTGCGCAACTAAAAACCACTGCTGCATTAGAAAAACTGAACATTCCAAGAAAATTGCTGCCTTCTCGGTTCAATTCACAAAATCTACATGACGATACAGTATTGTGGCATTACACGTCATTTGATTTCAATGAAGTCAAAAACATACTAAGGAAAAAACAATGAGACTGGCTATCATGCAGCCATACTTCTTCCCATATTACGGCTATTTTGACCTTATCAGTAAAGTAGATTTGTTTCTGTTTCTCACAGACGTTCAATACATTCGTCGTGGCTGGATAAACAGAAACAGAATAAGATCAGGGCAATACATTACCGTTCCAATATCACATTGCCATCAATCAACTAAAATAAAAGATATTAGAATTGCTGGAGAGTGGAAATCCAAAGTATTATCTTCATTAAGATCAACGTACAAAAAGGCAACTCTACATACCTTATACAAACTCATAGAACGGCAGACTGGTAGTAATTTATCTTCTGTGCTGCAACAAACAATAATTGAAACCGCATCTTTTCTAGGTATCAATACTAAGTTCGAGGAAGCAGAACCAACACCAGGACGTGGCAAAGAACTTATTAGTAATCTGTGTAGAAAGTATGGAGCAACAACTTACGTCAATCTACCAGGAGGACGAGAATTATATAATAAGTTTGATATTGATATTGAATTTGTTGATACCGTTCCAGACTATTCAATCCTTGACTTCTGTCTTAGGGATACCGTCCCATCGCCCACCAGTGCGCAACATGACTAAAAAGTAAGAATGATTTTTACGTGCGTGAACTTGACGTTTTCTTGGATGCGGTCTTTTATTGGATTGAACTAATACAAAAATGTCTTCGCAACGAAAACCAATTGTTGAAGCATGGGTAATAAGATCACAATGAACCAATACTTGTCTATTTGCGCACACCATATCTTGGCATTTTATTATCATCACACCAGAAGAATTCAATACTCGATTGGCTTCGTTCATTCCTTTTATGTAAATATCAAGAACTGCATCTGCCCATTTTTTATCAGTAAAAGTGCGTTCAATGCCATAGTAATCAGAGAATTGTGATATGCCTGTGTATTGAGTAGGCATGTAAGGTGGGTCCATAACCAATGCATCAAATGATCCTGCTTCATAAGGCAAAGCAGTCATGTCAACACCAGTTTTCAAATCTGTTGGCGTGAATTCATATTTAGACGTATCAACATTTCTCCAAAACACACCTTTGCCATAATTAACATCCGTTATCTTGCTTCCTGGTTTGACATAAATGTCTAGTATGCCAGGAAAAAGGTCTGCGTTAGTTCCGACGCTTGCTGTATAAATCACGATTTTTTGCCTACCGTTCTAATTAAAGTAAATTTAGTTTGAATAATCAACCATCTCACTTTCACCGTGAGACTTTCAATGGATTGATTACTACTGGCCTTGCGGCAAGGCTCCTATCCCCTATTCCTGCGAACTCAGAGATTACTTTTCGTCCTATGTTGAGAGAACCATTAACGTCAGCATTCACAGCAAATCCATCCTTCGTAACGTACAAACCACGTTTCTTTCTCTTTCCAGAAAATTCAGGTACAGGCTCTCCGTACTTGGGTAATGGATCATTATCATAAAAACTGGCTTTACTTGTGTACGCTTCTTCCGTGAATGTTACATCAATTCCTGCAATATCTGCTTTGTACTTGATTTTTTGCAAAAGTAAATATATTGGCACACAGCAAAATGCTTGGTTTGTCTTTTTGCCTAAATTGATATTTTGTTTCCATCCATTATTTTTGCCAATAACAATATGACCAATACCTTCCTTTACACATAAGTCAATAATGAATTTACTTACATGATGGAAATAGTTTTCAAGCCTCCAATACCTTTTACGCAAACGATTCTTGCAAGGACGTTTATTGTACCATTGATTGATGGACTTGACGATGCGACCATTGATCAGTATCGGACGGTTCTGATCGTAAGTTATCGCACACAAATTATTTAATCCAATATCAATCGTACAAATCTTGTTTTTGTTAAACTTTATCTTTTCACTGTTTTCTTTCTTTTCGTATTGGACGTCAATTACGAATCCAAACGCTTTTGGCGTAATGACAACTTGTTTGTATCCTTCTTTGAATGGAACAGAAAAACAATCGTTGTTCGCAGTGAGTGTGGTTAATGGTTTTTTGCCTTGTCCTCTTTTAATTGTGTGTTTGGAAAAAATTACTTGAGCCATTTTATTTTTGTAATTAGGCGGTTTTGGACATTTGATGAACTTACTTGAGTCTTTCTTGTAAGCAGTTAATGCTTTCAAAAAATTACTCCAATCTATAAGACATTTTCGTATTGTTTGTGTAGCAGTTTTAGTATTGCCAAATTGCTGAAAACAATCAAGTAGTCTTGTTTCTTTCACAAGTATACTAATGTTAGGAATTTGTCGATATTTTACGTGTTGTTGATTGAACCATGCTTGACGCATCAAATAATTACATCGATTGTATAATTCTTTGCTCAGAGAGCAAAGACGAGTGATTTCAGCATTGCCATTTGTGTAGTGTCGTTCGGATAATATCATTTTCAATGGTTTTTGCCTAGTCTAAATTTGCGATGACCTTGGACATCTTGAAATTTGCGAATCAATTCATATGTTGGTCGATTATATTCACGTTCTACATCTTCATTGTCTTCAACTGGTTCTCCAAGAACTCGTTCTAAGAACTTAAGCCATTGACGACCGCGCCAACCTGCGTATTCACTCCACTTCATTGAATGTAGTGCTTGAAGAACTATTTGATTGAATTTATAACTACCTTCCATAACCCAGTGTGCAAGATCAGTATATTGTATCATATCTTGAAGCATGTTTACAACAGCATGTTCTACGTCATCCATTGATGCCGTTGTAAACCTTCTTTTTGGCTGATTTGCTTCGGGCGAAATACTAGGTATTTTACCTTTATTAACCTTGGCAATGAACTGCTTCATTGGTGTTTCTGGAGGGATAGAATTTGACAAATCGAAATTACTGACTGGGTAAATCACGCCAGTGATGTATTTTGCAGGTATTGGAACAGGTGAAAATGCTTGAAGTCTAGTAGTTGCATCAAATGTTTCTTTGTCATCTGGGTCAACTTGCAATATTGAAAATGGAACTTCAGCAACAAACATAAGATGATCACCGCCATGTTTAGTTACGGCAGCATGACTATACATATTCGTTCTGCCTGGATCAAAAGAGAAAAAGACCCCAGGAGTTACCTTGCTCCAGTTCATCCGTGATTTATCGAATGTGAATCCGTTATTGACAATCTCCCAAAACCATTTTGTACTTGTCCCGTGATAAACTAACGCTTTTTTCTTACGTCCAACTATTGATTTTTGAAAATCTGGATCAAATGGGTTATCAACCACACTCATATCCATCGCCATCTCTAACCATTTCCTGAACTCCATAACTATATATAGATGATGGAAAACAATATAGATTCAGCATTCAATGAATGGCTTGAACACAGAGACTTAGGCACCGAATTAACCGAATCATTGCAATCAAATCGCTATAGCATAGAAGTCAACTACAGAACCAAAATCGAAGAAGTAGTCGATAATTTTGCCAAATTAGCTTTAGGATACATAAGTGCTGGAATGAAGAACTGTGGGTATCACTGCAAAACGATGTTCATAGATCAACCGTTCCGAGTCATGGTATCAACTCGCAACTGGGACGATGGAGAATGGGTTGGATTAGCCATCTTTAGCCACAAGGAAGGTCAATTCATCATTGCCAAGGGTTCATACAACAAAGACGTGAAGACGGTAACAATACAGTCAAGCAAGAAAAGTACGGGAGTTTCTGCTGCTGAAATTGTACGAGAACTAAGAAACTTGATGGAAGAACTCAAACGAACTCCTCCACGCGGCAGCAATACATTGAATCCAGCAGAACTTAAACGTGGACCAAAACCAACTCATCTCAAGAAAGTAAATAAGGTGACTGGTCCTTGGAAACCAAAGTTCAATTAATACCAACAACAATTGCGAATCATCTTCTTGATTTCTTGCAATTCAACTAAGATTGCGCCAAGAGCAAGTCCGGCGAAACCAATAATGCAATCTTCATTTATAAGTGCATAAGATACCATGATTGCAGGAATAACCAAAGTACACCTTTGACAAAACATAGAAGCCAATTTGCCTAATTGACAACAAATACATTCAAAAAAAGATTTCATCGAGTGTCCTCAAGACGTGTGTTAAAATAATCCTTGATCCCTCTGTGCATGTCTAGTTTGTCCGATGACCACTCAAAAACTGGACCAACTAACTTTACATCTTTATCTGGGTCATAATCACAAGATAATAAAATCTCATGCCTCTTCATGTACCCACGATTGCGTAAATCACCATGCCACAAATGAAACAAGTCTACTGGTAGATAGTCCACATTTATACGTTTCTTTTTGAATTCACTCGCCCAACTTTGAATATGCTGTTTCATTCTCTCAGAAAACTTACGTTCATATCCATGCAATGCCCAAGAATCAACTAAAGAGTCAACAAAAATACAATCACCACTACCAACAATATCCCAGTCATAAACCCCACCAAAATCCCTACGCGCAGCCCACGCAAAACCCGGTGCCGCAAAAGGTAAATCCTTGTTCTCTCGACGTACTAACCAATTGCGATTTTTTGCTCTTTGTGCAATAATCCCATCAAAAGCATGTTGTTGCTCTCCACGATATTCTGTATGACCTGGAGGTAAATAATAAATGCGCCTAAACAATTGTATTACATCACATTTGTCTAAAGCAGAAATGACTGAAGAGTTCCATCCATCCGGTAACAACAAATCACAATCCAACCAAGCAAATTTATCGCAATCATTTGGAAGGATAGACATCCCATAATTGATCAATCTTTCTTTCAACCACATACAGTCTTTTGATCTGATTTGTTCTACGCCTTCAAGATAAAAAGGATCATTTCCAAAAGCAACTTCAATGGTTAATAACTTTACGCCTTGCCTTCGCAAATTATGCGAAAACAAAGCGTGATTGTTAACCAATGCTTTATAACCAGCAGGATTGAAAAATGTGGTGATTGCCCAGAAGCTCACTCGTTGTCCTCAATAGCAAACCAACTCAAACGACAATCGTTATGAACTTGAACTTTGAATTGGAACCCACCAGGAACAACCACCGCTTCACTAATGTAACAAACCTCACCCATATTTTCATTGTATGGATGAACGTGAGGTATAATAGAGAACCACACTCTCAAAACATTTAATTCTGTTTCTATGAACATAGTACTGTCATTATCAACCATTGAAATATCTAATGTTCCATATTGATAATGGCTTGCACCAAAAAAATCACGAACTAATTTAACTATACGAGCAACAAAATTATTGGTTATTCCTGGCATCGTTCACTCCCTTGATTATTGATTCTATCGCCTTGATCGGATCAGCGGATTCACTAATCGGTCTTCCGACCACAAATAGATCACCACCACCCCCATCACCGACTCGCTTTTGATCGTCGCCTTCTACATTCTTCACACGAATGCCGGGGACTACCTTTATAAAGTTTAAATGCTTCAATAAATTCACTTCACGAGACGAACAAACGATCCCATGCGTTCCCGCTTCATACGCAAGATGAGCCAAATCCCACACCGTTTCCTCAACAGGACGATGGTAAATCTCATGAACCTCTGCTTCGTCCATACTCGTCAAAGCAGTTACCGCAAGTATCTTGGATTCACCGCAATTCTCTACTGCTGCCTTCATCATCCTTTTTCCGCCACTAGCATGAACCGTAATCAAGTCAGCACCAGCATGAGCCAAACGCCTCACACTATTCCCAACTGTCTTTGGTATGTCAAACAATTTAGGATCAGCAAAAACTTTACCCAAACATTTCAACTCTGTGATAATTTCTATGCCGCATGAAAGCAAAAGATCATTGACTTTGAATCCCCAAACAGTTGAAGATAGAGTCCAGGCAAGCATCAGTGCTTCTTCACGGTCCATTCCGTCCAAGGCTACGATAATCTGATTGGATTGCATTGCTGCCTCTCTTGGGTTATACTCTGTAGTTATCCAGAACGAATTGGGAATTGATAAATGATCCCACCTAATATAGCCATGTTGCCACACCAACTGCGAGAAATTGCAGCTCAACTCTCACGTTCAGTCAAATCTAACTCCGATAATTGGTTCCAAGAGCGCGGCATAGACATTCACAACAAAGATATGTTTTGGATTCTCGACCAGAAAACCCAAGCCAACAAAAATCCCTGGAACTCAATTTGTAACGGTCTAGTATACACGAAAGAACAATTTTTGATATCAGTTCCTCCAACAAAATTCTACAACTTCTCAGACCAAAACGCCGTCATCAACCTTCACGACAGCGATTTACTACAAAAAGTCGACGGCGAAATGTTCGTTGCCATATTCCCTTGGAGTAATCACGAACACCCCTGCATCCACACCAGAACTAAAATCAGCTACGTCACAGGCGATATGGGCGAAGGTACACCCTTGTACGCAGGTCGCAAAGCCATTCGTGAACGTACATATAAAAAATCAGATACAGACTACGGCTACACATTCCAATACGACGGAAGAGATTTATTCCTCGTTGCCGGAAGACATATCGGTTCTCTCTTTGAACACTCAGAAGAAGAACTTGACTCAATAGCGAAACGATTAGGTTGCATGCGACCACTTCGCTATCCATGTCAAAAAGGATGGCTGACCGTGGAAAGGATTCTCAAAGAATTTGATGAGTCTTTCTTTGTTCGTGATCGCAACACAGGTGATCGTGCCCACGTCATGCTCCCAATCGCGATTAAACGCCCCAAGTTGCTCATATCTGGTAAGTACAAGTATTTACTACCTTATTGGCTCAATGGCGAATACAAGTCACTCCTAAACTCTTATCCACTGTTCAGAGAACGATACGCAGTGGTTGACGACACTTTGTTAAAGATTAAAACCCGAATGAAAAAAGCAGCAGAGCATTGGTGCCGTTCCCTCTCCGCTCCAAACAAGGCAGCAATTGCTGCTGCCTTGAACGAATCACAAGAACCTTATTGGGCAAAACGAATCATTTTGAGGTTAGTTGACATTCATCAAGAGCGATGGGATGAATCAATCACAGAATACTTCCGCAGATTGACACCAAAAGCACTTATCGAAATAATGGGACTTATTGATTAGGAGATGAAATGGAAGAATCTAGGGCCGCAGAAAATCTTAAATTAGCTAATGAGTTTGCGCAACCAGGAACGGTAAAACATTTTATGCTTCGACAAGGTTTCATGCCGTTTGATGAAAAAGATGCCGAAGCAATTATTATCAACATCTTCAAAGAATGGGAAGACTTACAATGGAAACGAGATCACGGTTAAACATTATCATTTGAAGTCCGTAATCTTGAAGTCTGGTGTTGCCTGAGTGACACGCCCTTCGCCCGTCGTAGTAGTTTCTTGGAACTTGCGACAATGCAAGAGTAATCTGATTGCGCCCCACAACTTGAATTGATCCAATCTCGTATCAATGATGATCCAGTTCTCTCCACGATGAGGCGTATAGATTCGTGATCCAATTTTTGGGTGATGCCCAATTGTTGTTTCTACTGCCTTGAAATTCAATTCAAAGATAATTTCTTCATCTGGCGTGTCAATCGCAAACATGCCAGACATATTCTGCTGTTGTGGTGGTTCGTAAAACGCAAATAGTTGAACTGGCACTGGAGAGAACAATTTGCCACGGTCTTCCATGTACAAAGGATCAACCGTTTGTTGTTGGATGAACACTTCGTAGTACAAGATTGGTGCGCCACTGAATTGAATCATTTCTGCGTCGTAACGATTCAATAGATCATGACTTGGACTGTCCGGATCAAACTGTTGGAGAGTTCCCTTGAGAGTATACTGTTGACCATTTGGACGACAAATCATAACAATCCTTTGTAAAGATTAATCAAGTTTTATCTGAGCGTCAATGTCTACACTGCCCCCGCCGCTCGGTATAACAAATGGTGCGCCAGTAAATCTTTCTGCGTGTACTAATTCTTGAACGTTGATGTTATTCTTGTTCGTCATGTAATATCCGTACACTGTTTCAGATGTACCGTATGAAAATGTTTGACGAGCATATATTGCACTTGACGTCCCTGCCGAAGTAGCAAATGTCCAAGCTGTACCTGTCAAGGCAAAAGGGGTATATCCTGCTGCCGATGACTCCGTAAATGTTGCAAGAATATCATTTTCTGAGGGCGTAACATTGTTTGTGTATAAATGTAATCGAACATCACCAGGCGTGGTGTGATTAAGCATATACTTAAGCAATAATATTTCCGCTAAATCTGGTGTTACAAAGCTCACTTGCATTCCTCCGTAATAATCTTACTTGTGTATTTATATAACCATTCAACAAAATTAACTCAATATCTAAATATGTAGAAATGGCAATCAAACGTAAAGATGGTAGTAAATATCGACTTCAAGGTCCAAACCCCATAATGAAAGAACAAAACCCATGGGTGGAAGACTCCAAAATCCATAATTTTAACTTTCCGGAAATAACAACAAAAGAAGGAATGATCGAAGAAGAAGAATACGAAACGTTCACACCAACAGAAATTCCACAAAGAGTTGAACCAAAAGAAGAAATAGTTACGGTAACAGAAACCACAAAAGAAAAACCACAAAGAATTGTGCCAAAAGGAGTCAAACGAAACCAAGTCTGGATTCTTCCCGCTACAATCACCGAATTCAAAGACCCGCTCTACGGTGAAACAAGATCATCTATCAACTACGGAAATAAAATCAATGGTGAAGTTGTTATTATGTCATCTAATGATTTGTCTGTTACTGTATGGACAAATGGCGTCAAAGTAGAACGCGGATCAATTATCTACATTTGCGAAGAACGACGTTGGTGGAAAGTTCAACAAGCCTCAGAAAAATCTGACGGATTCCTCTACATTTGCACTATAAGTGATTTTCAACCTGCGTTTGAATGACCTGACACAATCGCTACTTCATACCCAAGTTCTCGTAACTTTACTTTGTAATCTTGAACTGCTTTCTCGTAACCTTTACTGTAAGAATCTGCAACCATCTGACAAAATTCACGTACGTCTTTCTCTGTAGTCATATGGTAAGTAACACGAGACAACACTTCTTCGTATGCAGAATATCTTTCTTGCAATATATCAAAAACATATTTTTTTACGACATATGGATATTGTTGGTGCATCATGGTTTAATTACTTTCATCTTGAATTTAGGTCTAGGGAGAATTATTACTTCCTTGCCAGCATCAACCGTCACATTAATAATTGGCTTTCCTGCTCCAAGAACCTTGCCTTCCCATACTACTACATTTTCTTTGCGACGATTGATTGGACACCATTTAAACATTATATCACTTTCCGTTTGAACTTCATCCTAGCTCTGTCTTTCTTTTCTTCTTGTTCTTTCTCAACATTATTATCTATTTCTTTCAAGTGATCATAAACTGCTTCGGCTCCACTTTTTTTTGCAATTTTACTCAAGTTCTTATATTTATTATCAAATTGTTCACCTTTAAGAGTCTTCCAAGTGTTAGTTGAGATTTGTTCGTTATGATCACTTAATATTTTGTCCATTTCACTACGAATTTTTATTTCCTCTTGCGTCATTGGAATTACATTATATTGAACCGTCTTTGGAACGACAATAACTTTGGCGTAACCTTCACCTTTCCTGAATATGTATGTTTGACCTTCCAAGGGACTTTTGAAAACAACAAAAAATACTTTTGGCCAGAAGTCTGATTCAATAATACCAGAAACTACCAATGGGACAGTACCCGTTCTATCCGTATAGTATCTTGGATGAGGCAAAAGCATTATTCCATATCCTTCTTCTGTCATAAGGTCAACTGAAGACGTGAATCCAAAATGACCTGGAGCAAATGAAGAAAAAGGACGTTCCCATTTCTGATCTCCCTTTTCTTTCGTGAAATCTCCTTCAAATACTAATTCGTTATTTTTTGTTGTTACTTTGCATTCTGTGTCAAATGGATAAATCAATTCTACCCCATAGACACTACCATCGATAAAAGGTTTGCAATGATGTGGTTGTCCTGAATCTCTAGTCCTTTCGCCCGCCCAGCCAGGAATTTCAAGTTTGGTATGTCTTGGCGCTTCGCCTTTGAACCAAGTCCGATATTTTAAGTTAATTTGTGTATCCATCATCTAATATAGTTAATGGAAAAATCCTTAAACGAATGTCCTGATAAGTGGCCAGAACCTCCATTCAACCTCGATAAGCCATCACCTTTGTGCAAAGACGATTGTGCCATTGATCCGTCTCTAAAAGACGTCAATACATTTTTCGATGATGTAGTGCATACAAATAAAGGTCTTGGCGCAGATGGAAACTGCGATCCAATGATGTCAGGGCAAATTGCGCAAGATTTAGCCAAAACTCCAAACCGTGACACAATTTATCGATACAGCAAAGGTATACGTGGTTGTGACGAAGCGATGAAAGATTTGTTTAGCAATCTCATTGTTATTGACGAACGAGGAGTTTCGCATCCTGTACCTATTCTTTGGTCTACTCAGGAACGCGCTGTCGCTGCTGTTGTGCAAGAAAATGTTAGGAAAGATACAAGTCTTGTTGTTGATAGAGTTAGATTGCCATTGATGTCAATTTATTCATCTAATTTTACTTTCAATCAAAGCAGATATACGTATCACAAGGCAATTAATTATTTCAGAGGCAGTGATGGAAAGCCTGGTTTGACGATACGTGAAAAATATGATAGAGACACAATATTTGGATTGGCGAGAGGTATTCCAATCGATGTTGGATACACATTAACGATATGGACTTATTTCATAGAAGACATGAATCAAATTCTAGAACAAGTTCTCTTAAAATTTTCCCCTATTGCATATATACGAATACAAGGCGTGCAATGGGAAACGATAGTCAAGTTGGATGCAATTGCAAACAATGTTGACATAGAACCTGGAAATACGGCGAACAGGGTAGTAAAGTTTCAAATTAGCATGACGGCGGAAAGTTATATACCGCAGCCAATCACTAGAGAAAAAGCAGTCCTTAGAACGAGGGTTGAAATAGTGGATGGTCTAAGTGATGACGAAATAACCCAAGTCATTACAAGACTAGAAAACGCTGTAGATGAGTTAAAATAATGATCGAGATAACAAACAGAACTGCTGGGCCTATTCAGATTCTAGTAAGGTCTCGCAAAAAAGCTAGAGCTTTTACAACCCTCATTGTTCCAGGACGTGGATCGGGACATAACGTAAAAACAATCGAGGACGAGCTATATACTGAGTATATTGACCGTGCGGAAGGCTTTGGATTGATTTCCACACGCAAAATCACAAATAAGTAAAGTAGGGAGAACGACACTATGGCGATACTAACGGGTTTTCCACCTTCGAACTTGATTAGTCCGAGCGTCCGCATTGCTGAGAAAGACCTCAGCTTTATTGCTCCAGAGCAAACCGGGCACCGCGCAGGATTAGTTGGGTTTGCAAGCAAGGGACCAATTAATGTGCCGACTTTGGTTACAACTTCACGGCAATTACACACAGTTTTTGGGCAGCCACATCCAGATGTAGGCGATCCATATCTGCTTTATGCAGCCGAACAATATCTACAAATCGCCAATGAACTATTCATTGTCCGTGTAGCTGATACAGCACCTACTAGCGACGAAGCCGCAGTCGTTGCCTCTGTTGACGTTCTGACCGCAGGTGGTCCAGTCGTTATCGAAGGTAATGTTGCTGTTGGTGGCGGTGGCTGGGTGTTTCCAAGCGATACATTCTTCCGATGGCGGTTAAATGGAGTGCTTGCTAGTAAAGTTCTTGTTGTTATTGCTGGTACATACAGCGATCCACAAGACCTAGTAGATGATCTCAACAGCCAACTCAGTGCAGAATTTGATGGAATTCAGTTTGGGCTTGTTGGAAGTGGTACGGCACGCAAGTTGAAAGTTTATACGACTTTTGCTTATGGTCCAGTTGCTTCAGTTGAATTGATTTCGGTAACAAGCAGCCTTTATGGTCCTACCAGCGTTGTTGGTATGGGCACAGGTATGACGGCTGGTTCGATTACTGGTACATTGACTCAATATCCAGCAACATCTATTCCAAATCCAGGCGACTTTGATTTCAGTGGTTTTGCTACTGACACTATCAATTTGCAAATTGTTATTGACGGAACAGATAATCCTTTGATCGATAATGTCGTTCAAACTGTTATTATCCCTTCAGTTGATTACCCAACAACCGCAGATGTTGCTACAGTTATCAATGATGCAATTACAATGGGTGATATTCCTGGTGGGTTTGTTGCTTCTGTAACTTCAAATGCACTTGTTCTTACGACTCTTCATGTTGGTGATGATGCGAAGTTGCTTGTTAAGAGTAGCAGCACCGCTGATACACTACTTGGACTTGATAACTTGACACATTCAGGTAGCACAGGCGCTCCTTGTATTACAGCCCCAGGAGCAACTTACACATGCGGTAAGGTAACTGGAGATGCGAACAACAGTGGTGAGATTTGCTTTAGTGTTACGGCTGATACGGCTGGCATTGATGGTAATAACACTCAATTGGTTATTACAAGTCATATTGCTGACGGTAATTTCACAATGGAAATTTATTCATATGGAAACCAAGTAGAAGCTTGGGGAAATTTGTCGAAAGACCCTTCCAGTCGCTTCTATGTTGAATCCTATATGGCAACCGTTTCTGATTACATTCGTGTGACAGACAACGCTGGCACATTGGCACTACCACAAGATGCAAGTGGATCAGCTCCACTACAACTTTCTGGTGGTACAGATGGTATTCCTTCTGATCCAAACGTACAAGATAGTTTGTTGATTGGTAGCATCACGGCAATGACTGGTTTGGCTGCATTGTCTGACCCAGAACAAGTTGATATTGATTTGATTGCAATTCCTGGTCACACATCTACGGATATTGTGAATGGACTGATTGATTTCTGTCAATTGCGTCAAGACTGTTTCTCTATTGTTGATGCTCCATTCGGCTTGACTGTCAATGAAGTTACACACTGGCAGAATGGTACTCACCCATTGAACGATGTTCGGTTTGATAGTGATTTCGCAGCATTGTACTGGCCATGGTGCAAGATTCGTGACACCTTCAACAAGATTGATGTGTGGGCACCTCCTTCTGGCGGTGTGATGGCAGCTTACGCTCGTAGCGATTCTATTAGTGCCCCATGGTTTGCTCCAGCAGGTACAACTAGAGGATTGGTTCCAAGTGTATTGGATGTATTTAGTCGACCATCTTTGATTGAACGTGACTCAATGTATGGAAACCGCAATGCGGTCAACCCAATCATTCACTTCGTTGATTTGGATGGATTCTTGATTTGGGGTCAGAAAACTCTCCAGAGGACGCCTTCGGCACTTGACCGAGTCAATGTGCGAAGAATGATGTTGTATGTTGAGAAGCGTATCAAGGCAGACTCTCGTAGTTTGTTGTTTGAGCCAAATGATGCTTCTGTTCGTTCTTCATTCATCCGAATTGCAACCAGGACTTTGAAGCGAGTCAAAGAAAGTCGTGGTATTGCTGACTTTATTATCAAATGCGATGAAGAATTGAACACACCTGATGTAATTGACAGGAATGAACTTCGTGCCAGAATCGGCATTCAGCCAACCCGTGCGGTAGAGTTTATCTTTATCGAATTTTCAATACACCGTACCGGAGATTTCGGTGAAGCTTCATCGAACTTCTAATATAATCAAGGAGATATAAAATATGGCATCTTGTTCAGTTAATGCAGCTTTTCCAGAATCAGTTGCTCGGATGGAGGGTGGTGGAATTGTCAAAGCCGGAATGGGCATGGGCAAACTAGGTGGTGCGGACCTTGTAATGAAACGAAAATTTCGTTGGGTGTTCCAAATAACCACCATTTGTGCTGGAGACGTTCCAGCATACTTTGTGAAAACAGCCAGCCGTCCTGATCTCAGCATCGAAGAAACTGAAATCAACTTCTTGAATGCAAAAACCTGGATTCCAGGCAAAGCATCTTGGGAAGCAATTACAATTACATACTATGATGTTGCGACTGGTGATAACATCAACTTGTGGAATTGGCTAGCTTCAGTTTATGATTTTACAAACTCTGATTGTTTGCATATGAATTCACAACGTAGTGGATATGCAGGCACAGCTAATTTGTATTTGTTGGACGGTTGTGGAAATCCACTAGAACATTGGACTCTAGACGATGTGTGGCCAACTTCAATCAAATTCGGAGAACTAGATTATTCTAGCTCTGATACAGTTGATATTGAACTCACTCTTCGATATAGCCAGGTAAAGTACAACATGCTTTGTCCAAAACTGGAAGTCAAACCTTGTCCATGCAAGGCTTGCGTATAATACGCAATTTCAATTCAAAACACCAAGACTTTGTCTTGGTGTTTGTTTTCGATACAACTATATAATAATATGGCAATATCAAGTAAAGACGATTCGTGTATGGGACTTCGGTTTGGATTCGAGAATCCAACCAATAGCCCAAAACGAAAATTCCGTTGGCTTTTTCAAATAGATGATATTAGCGCAAAAAACTCTAAAGCGAGTGAAGCAAAAGCGTTACCACACCGACGTGGAGCAAGACCTAGTCTGTCATGGAAAGAAATGGAATGTCAACACATGAATGAAACAATCTGGTTTCCAATGAAACCAGATTGGAAACCAGTTCAACTTCATTTATACGACATTCATTGTAACTCAAATCCTGTTTTTGATTGGATTCGTTATAGTGAAAGAAATACTGGCGGCGAAGGCATATACGACCCGCAAAATGGAGTTTGGAATCCTATTCTTGATGCCGAACTAAAACGAGAAGCCACAATAAAAATGCTAGATGGATGCGGTAACGTTCTTGAAACTTGGACTTTGGAAGGATGCTATCCCCAAAACATTGAATGGGGAGAGCTTGATATGGACAACGTTGATCTCGTTACAGTAGACTTAACCTTGCGTTATGATCGCGCATTTATTGTTCCTGGTGGTTTTGGTGGTGGTGGAGATTTCTAATCACAAGAAAAGATCAACACCTAATATCTTACGACATTCTGCCATCGTATCTTCTAACTGTTTTGTTTTCCAGTTAAGAACTCTACAAGCACCAGATTTATTTGGTCTACCTTTTTTTGTATAACACCTTTGTTCATTATACAAAAATGCTTCTACGAACTCTGAAAATCCATTATCAATAAGTTTCTGAATCAATTCTTGACGTTCGATATTATCAACTATTTTTGGCATGCTTGCCTCCTCGATATAATTGTCTTGCGGAACATAACATGATAGTGGTAAAATAATTGAATGCTCTGCCACTTCCTGTGGCGAACCTATCAATTTTACTCCACGCAGCACTAACCATATCAAGCACAACGTCTTGTTTTGGTTGAAACTTAAAACCTCTTTCAAAACCCGCACCATCATAAATTCTGTTGGCTAAGACAAAGAATGCTTCGCCAACAGAATCGTGTGTAGAAAAAAATTGTTTGGTGCCAAGTCGATTAGCACAATCCAAACAATTTTTTTCATCTAAATACTTTCCAATCAAATCATCTAAATACTTACCAGAAAAGTCTTGATCCACATTTTCTCCAACATTAAGAGTGTTCTTCGTCTTTGTTTCGCCGGTATTGATTGTTGCGAGCTTTCTTGCCCTTATTACCGGAAAAGTCCACTTTTTCACAAAGATGATCGTGATAACGTATTTTTAGTTCATTGTAATTTTTTGCTGTTCTGTAAAGTTGTCTATAATGATTAAGAATTATAGTAGTACAAAAATTAAACGCCCTTCCAATGTTGGGATCAAATCTGTACAATTTCTCAAAACAAATCATAACGCCTTCTTGCAAGGCATCATCTTTGTCCACTAACTGAAATTTAAAGGCACGTATTATATTCTTCGCCAAAGTATAAAATGCTGTTGCTAATTCAAGCTGAGATTGCTCAAATTCAACTAAATTCTTCTTTTTGTTCTTCTCAGCTTTTCGATACCTGGCAATAACTGCCTCAAACACTTTGTTATTCAAATATTCTACAGACATATATCCCTCCAGTTATTGCCACATCCATGTTTACCAGATGTACATACTAATATAGTAGCATGAATATGTTACAATCACTCTACGTTGATTTAATATCAAATCCTTTTGCTCCAAAACCATACAGAGAATTAGCAAAGTATTACGAAAAAATTGGACAACAAGATAATGCAGATGTGTTTTGGCATGCACTAAGCGTCAAATTTGAGAACATAAATGAACCTGACAGTACAAATCCTGACCAAGAACAATGTGTCAACATTGAAAGATTGCTTGACATCCCTTGAACCACTCGATGCCAAAATAATTGTTGCAGATATGGGTAGCACGGATGGCACAACAGATTTGCACCCAACAATACACGTCGACGATAAAAACTATTCAAAAATTAGAAATGACATAATAGGCAATTCAGATTGGCAAATGTGGATTGAACCATGGGAAATTCTCACATCTGGCGCAGACCAAATACTATACGCAATACGACAACAAGAACCTGCATATAATGTTTATACATTGCAAGGCAACATCTTGTCTAAATCAACTAGACTATGGCGAAAATCATCTGGAATACATTTCGAAAGACCAGTATATGAAAGCCTTGAACCAGATATTGAACGACCACTCATTCAAGCAGTAATATCTGGCACCGGCTCTCGTGACCAAACAGAAATTATGTCTTTGTTAAATTTATGGGAATCAACAAATCCACATGCTGCTGATGTTGAATATTACAAAGCATGTACATATCTGATACATGGAAGATATGATCAATTCTTGACCCACGCGAACAATTACTTGTTTCGTGCAAACAAAGTCTCTACATCATCCATTCTTACGAATTATTACATTTCATTAATTATGCTGCATCACAAAAACAATCCATCAAAATGTATTCAACACATCACTCATTGCATTTCCTGCTATCCTACTTTGGCTGAATTCTGGTGTTTGTTGGGAGATGCTTTCGCCAAAATGGGACAATGGCATCGCGCGAGTGGATTTTATGACAATGCTATTGTTCTTGGATCACGCAGGAAACATGATGATCAATTTCCAATAGAAATATCTAAATACAAAGAGTATCCAGACAAAATGCTAGAACGATGTCGCGAAGCAATAAAACAAATGCATGGAATTAAGTCTTGACAAGTTCCCAACCAACTTCCAAACCAACCATCACATCAGAGTTCAATGGCTCACTTGAAAGCCATGACAAACGTACTTTCATATGTTTTTTTGTAAAATCATAAGACATGCCACTAATACGAAGTGGCTGTTCTTGAGCAAGTCCTTCAAAGTCCATGCCTGGATATGGCGTAAATGGCAAATCACGCTCACATTTAATCCATTTTGTATCATTTGCCATTAAATATAAAATTGTGTTCATACTAGGTAATCCAATTCATTTACGACTAAGGTTATCTCATTTTCCCAACGCGCAATTGCAATTTGTTTTCGTCCAGTACCCAATTTCCTCAATTGCTTCTCCAACTCATCTGCCTTACAATTAATGACTTTCCATTTGTTTTTAGATAACGCTTCTATTTCTTCTTTCGGCGTGATGATTGTCTTGGTTGGAAAATAGGCTTGCAATCTATCTTTATGCTCCATGATTTTTCTATAAAGATCAACATTACATGCGCAACCTGGGTTGTTCAAGAACTCCGTGAAGTCATATTCAGGGAAAAGTTCACGAAAACGTTTGTCCCAAATTGCTTGTTTGACGTCTAGAAGAGTCAGTGGCTTCATTGATTGTTTCCCGTGTGAGTTTGTATCCAAACGATAAAAATAGCTGCTTGAGGACTTAAATAACTACCTGCGCATCCATATATGAATGCAGACAAAGGCATCCACGATAGTCCGCAATTCAATGGATCAACTCCCATAACACACATCAACGATCCTGTAAATAGTCCACTCCACCACCCAGAGCATTGATAACAGTTCATTAGATTGAGAAGTTTCGTTCTGAACCACCCACCTTTTTCAAGCCAAACTTTAAAAGGATTGAAAATTGATCCATCTACAAGCGTGTGTGACATTCCAATAGTAGCCAGTATAAACATTAAAGTGTTTGTCATTTTTACCTCCAACATGATAGATACATTTGATCATCTTTTCTAGCGATACTGACATTCCAGTCATCTAACTCACATAATTTATCTTGTAAATTTTCTTTATTGACAATTATGTTTTTTACTATACTTGAATCGATTCTTTGTAATGAAACAGGTAATCCCCAATAATCAGATATCTTGTCCAGTTGATCGTTAGAAATTATATTGATAAAGTCAAACAAAGCGTCTTTCGCCATTGATTTCATACCTGATCTCGTACCTAAAATCCACTTATTAAAAATAAATGAAAATTCTGGAAAAAGTTGTTGTACTTTATTATCGAAAAAAATCAATTCCTCAATATTTTGAAATGTTAAATTAATCACTGTTATAAGTTAGTCAAAGGAGAAAATAATTATGGATTCAGAAACTTTCCGTCCCAGGAAGCCAGCCGTCGAAGAAACCAAGTCTACAGATACGGGGCTTCCACCCAATATAGACAAGCTTCCTGGCCCAGTTCAACACGCACTTAGACAAAATGCCGAACGAATGTCTGCACGTAAGACCGAAGATGAAACTCCATCACAAGGTCCACGCCTCGCTTTCACTGGCAATGCCAAGCTTGATGAACTGTTGGCTGGAATCAAAGAACAAGTCTACAAATACGAGGAGCAAACCCTTCCTTCTCGCGGCAAGTTCTATGATGGGACTGTCGCTCCTTCCAACGGAGTAATTCACATTCGTTGCATGACGGGCGAAGAAGAACAAATCCTGGCAACTCCAAGATACATCAAAAAAGGTCAAGCCATCAATATGATCTTCAAGAACTGTGTTCGGGAATCAATCATCCCAGAAAAGTTGTTGACAATTGATAGGACTTGGTTGTTGATCTTCCTGCGTGGTATTAGTTATGGACCAGATTACGAAGTAGAAGTTCGTTGTACAGAATGTGCAACTAAATTCCAAAGCAATCTTGACCTGGACAGTTTACTTGTCAACCCATGCCAGAACGATTTTGGACCAGAGAACCTTACGGACGTTCTTCCAAAGTCTGGATATAAGTTCTCATATCGCTTGCCAACTGGCAAAGATGAAAACATGATTCAAGAGCATCGTGACCAAAGAATTCGTAAAAATACGGATGGTGGGTCTGATGACACTTGGACGTATCGTGCTTCTCTGCTGATTTCTGATGTTGAAGGACTAACAGACAAGGATGCTTTACAAGCGTTGATTAGTAGATTGCCAATTCAGGATGTTGCATATATCCGAACTGCATTGAATGATCCACCATTTGGCGTTGATACCAAGGTGTCTATTGCGTGCCCTAATTGTTCGGAAGGTTTTCAAGTTGAGATGCCGATGGACACAAATTTTTTCTTCCCGAAGGCAAAGAGGGTCAAACACACCCTTCCCTCGTCCTGAAAAAGCATCTGCTTGAGGAAGAATTTTTCTATTGGTACTATTACCATAGTCCACCTTGGGAGTCACGACGATTACCAATTTATGAACGCAAATGGTTCATAAGTCGTTTCGTAGAGCAAAAAGAAAAAGAGAACCAAGAATTAGAAAGAGCAAGAAAGAAAAAGTAAAATATGACTAAAGAACGAAATCAAAATGCCGCCATTGGCGATACCTTGAAATTAAGGTTAATAGCTTTCAATTCTAATCTTCAGGTTGACGTAGATTCTATTGACAGGATTGAGATTTACAAACTTGATCCTGCTAATTGCTCTGAATCTTGTAAAGATGGAAGAACTTTAGTTGAAACTATATCAGGTACGTACATAAATGCAGATTGTACTGGTTCTTACTCATACGATTTAGTGTTAGAAGGACCAAAATACACAATCGGTAAATATATCGATATTTGGTACGTAAGCCCAAGAAATGGTGATCCATTACTTGCCATCGATAACAGATTTGAAGTATTTTCTGATCTGTGGTATTTCAGCACGATCCCTGCCGTCTACGGATTTGACTTTCAATTCCAACCTAATATGATACGTCAAGGCAGCAAAAAATGGCTGACGATCAAGATTACACCCAACATTCCACGTGCAACAGAACTTGAACGATATTATACCAATCTGGCAATATCATCAAATCTATTGATCAACATTGAAACGAATTGTTCGCCATGCCCACCAGCAGACTCCGGACTCATCGTTGAAGACGCCGTAGTTTGTGTCCGAGACAAGGTATTTGGATTTTATTTCTTGGATTTGAGTGAAGACGGACTTGATCTTCCATGCGGAATTTATAACGTGTGGTTCAAACTCGCTTATGCAAATAGTCTTGAAATTTCTCCTAAAATGCAATTTCAAATTTTCTAGAATTATTTTTTGGTGATATTCTGTGATTGAACCAAAAAAGGACCAATAATGTCAGATGACGATGATTTCTTTATTGATGATGTTCTCGGAGATTTGAGCAAAAAAAGAACCAAGAAAAAGGTCAACAGTAAAGACAAAGGTCAACGTGGAGAACGCGGTCTGTGCGAAGTCCTTTCAGCACGATTCCCTGATCGTAAAGGGTGGGCGAGAGTGGTTGGTTCTGGTAATGCCTGGGCACATGGCGAAATGACCGAACAAGCCAAGCAAGTCCTCACTTCAGATATCGTCTGTCCCGAAGGATTCAAGTTCTCCATTGAATGCAAATTCGGCTACAAAGATTATGACCTGTCTGCTGCTTTTGATAAACGTCTCAAGGGGTTAGATGAATTTCTTGAACAATCTGAGAAGGATGCCGCGAGAGTCAATAAAAAATCGTGGCTCTGTTGGAAGAAGCCACGACAAGGTTGGTTAGTATTTCTCAAAGATGATCCGATTGGTCCATTCAAGGTTAAACTTTATTACCATGACTGGGTCGGTGTTTCTCTTGCCGAATTACTAGCCGTTAAATCAGACGACTACTTCTTTACGACCTTCTAGCTGCATTGGCTGCTGCTTGTGCCCTAAGTGCAGCAACGTGTTTGTTCGTAGAAGGCTTTTGAGTTGGTTGCGTTCCAAATTGGTTGTATAGTTGAGAATGTCCTGCCATTGGCAAGTGTACATCTGGATGTGTTTTGACAAACTTTCTAAGAATTTCAGTAACAAGTTCCGCCAAATCAGATTCAAGTTCCGGATTATGCTTAACAACATTAATGACTGTTAGTTGAAAATCATGTAGAACATCAGGCTCAGCTTCAAAAGTCGATAAAAGACCCGTAATATAATTATTTCCTTTAGTCATTAATTTCATTTGATTAATGACTTTGATTTGAAGAGAGTTAGCTCCACCAGCACTCAAAGTGTTCTCCACTAGATTGTTTTTAGCTTTTTGTTCTACAAAGCCTTGAAATGTCGGGAATTTTTGCAT